TAGCAGAAGAAAAGTCTCTGTGGTAAAGATCATACCCACTAGACGACTTTGCTTCGTTCATTTTTTCTTTGAATTCTTGTAGAGTAATCATTTTTTTACCTTAGCTGCTAAGTCTTTGTCTGCGCCACCCCAAGTCCCAGAGGACTTTGTGACAAAAGAATTTACCCGTGCCATTGCCCATTGCTGTGGTGTAGTTCCGGGTCTATGTCCGGTTCTCCATGCTGCCATACCTCGGTTGTATACTTTCTTAAGAATATTTATAGGCATACCAGATTTCTCTGCTTTTGCAGCAAGTCCGCTTTTCTCTTCTTCAATAGACTCATCATACATCTGTTTAAACTTTTTAGTATGCTTAGAAGGTTTAGTCTCAGCATCTTTATCACCCGGTGCTGGTTCATATGCAGCAGGGTTATCATCATCCATCTTAGCACCTTTCTTGAAGTGCGAATCTCTAGATGCTTTGGTAGACTTTGCCAGACCAGAGTAATACTTCTTAGGTTGCGTCCCATCTTTATCTTTTACATCAGGGTCTTGAGCAACTTTGTTCTCATACTGGATAATCTTATTAGGTGTCTTGAAGTTCTTCTTCCGCATAATTGTTTTCAAAGTAACTTCAAAGTCGTCACCTTTGTTACGAATAACAGCAGGAATATTAAGGTCAGTAGTAACATCTTTCAGAACAGCTTGGAAATCACCAATCGTTTTGATTTTATTACCTTTTGCTTTCTGCACCTTCTTAAAGAACTTCTGTAGTTCAGCAACTTTAATCTCAGGATTATTACGGGCATCATTTACACGGTCAACAAAGTGCCGAGTAAACTCAATATCAATATCATACTTTGCAAGTAACTTATCAGCAAACTTCTCTAGACTATCAATCTGGTTCTGAGATACTTTCTCTTCCAATGGTTCTACATCAGTCAACCATTTGCGTTTATTCTTACCGTCCATCTCTACAATAACATAGTTAGAACCACAGTGAGTGATGGTAACTACTTCATCAGACTCTTTTACGATAACCTGCTGACCAACAGAAAATAGTTCCCCGTTAACGTAATCCTCACGTCTTTCTGAAACTGCTTCCAGCATAACATGTCTAGTAAACGTTTTATTTTCATTTAGGTTCATTCCTTTTCTTACAGCATTGAACAGTTCTTTTGCTAACTGATCGGATACACCTTTGGGAAGACCTTGGGAAAACTTTGCAAAGTCATTGTTCTGTGCGTTTGCTCTTTGTTTAGAAGCAGACATACCTGTTACATCATCTGCATCAGGGTCACGTTCGCCAGCTGACACAACTTTGATGGAGTCAAACTCATACTTACCATGACGGGAATCTACACCATTATACTTGGTAAGGAGTTTTTGAAATTCTTGTACTCTGTCATCACCAGCAACCATAACAAGGTTCTTGTAACCCTGCTTGTGCATATACATGGTAGCATCTAGGAAGTTTTTAACAGAGTTGTCCATGACAATGTTCCGGGCATACTTGGGGAACATCTTGCGCATGAACTTCACTTTAGTTTTATATTCTAAAGGATTCTTCTTAGCATCTGCTGATTGAGATGCGAAAATTCTATAGTCATTGCCTCTAGCAAGAGAAGCAACTTTTGTAATTAATTTTTCATGACCAGTAGTAGGCGGGTTGAATCTTCCAAATGCAAAATATCCTACAGAAGATTTCTCTTCCAGATATTGTTTAAATCCACTAAGCATAAAATCAACGCCTTCTCTGCACATCTAGTTTACGTTTGCTAGGTAACAGTCTCTTAGAGATAATACCAGTAGCTCTCTTTGCTTTATCTAGTCTTTTTTCTGCACGTTGTTTTTGGGATATACTCATACCTGATTTAGACTTTCCATAGTATCTTTTGGAAAGGACATCTCTAGCAGATTTACGTCCACGTCTTTTTAATCTATCTAAAGAGGCAGGACGCCTCATAGCAATTTTTTTCTGTCTTTGAATCTTTTGTTTGCGGCGTCTAAAGTCAATAGACTTCTTACGTCTAGCAGCAAAAGACAGTGCTTCAGAAATGGGAAAAGACTCCCCCTCACTAGGAGAGGAAGTCTCAGTAATTGAGAGGAAGTCTTTAAACCCGATCATTTTAGAACTTGAAACCTACGCCGACTTTAAGTCCATCAGCAGTAGTAGTCCAATCGTTGACAGTAGTATCATCGTCGTCATCAACAACGTCTACAGACCAACCATAACTAATAGATACAGATGCATTAGCATTCAGATCATGCTCATAACCTACACCGTAGGTAGCACCGGCCCAACCAAGGTCGATTTCGCCAGCAGAAGCAAGGTCCATAGAAGCCCCTACCCATGCATACTCACCACCGATAATACCGGGAGTAAGTTTCAGTTCTGGATCAACAGTCAGGTCACCCCAAGTGTTACCATCACCACGACCGATAAGGTCTGCACCAGAAGTAGCACCCCATGCATAGTTAATGCTTGTATCAAGGGAAGCCACGCCAAGGTCCATGCCTGTGCCTAGTCCAACGGAATAGTCATCAGCGGCATTGTCACCACGGTCATTAAGTGTGAATCCTGCGTCTACACCGAATCCAGCAATTCCCAATTCTGCCCCAACTGTCCAGTCTGCGTTACCTTGCAGGTCGGTTTCTACACCTACTGTTGCGTTGGACATAAGCGGGGATTCACTGGCATCTTGTGCAACCGCAGTAGCAGCTACAGTTGTAGCCATAATTGCAGAAATAAGATATTTCATTTATAACGTTCCTCTATTATTTACTCCAACCCTTGAGTATCGTTGGGTCAAAGTTGTTTGTTGAAAATTCATAGCGATTAACTAGTTTGACAGCATTGTCTCCCAGTTTGTCAATAGCTACATAACCTTCAGGTTCAGTTGATCTAAACCCGTTGGTGGTTTGTAAAAAAGTCTTAACACGTTTAATACTATTCATTTTATTTATAAGGATAAGTTTCGCAGAAACAATTGCCTTTTGTAGATCAAACATCTTTTTAAGACTTCTTTTATTCTCCTTTGAGAAGAATTCCAGTGTTTTAGACAAAGCATCTCTTTGAGTCTGCTTTCCCTTTTCAGATTTTCTTTTGTCAATCTCTTTCTGATACTTGTTTTCAATCCAATTAATAAGATTGCGAACATGTTGGTCAGTGTCAGAAATGACAGTATTACTACGCACAAATGTATTATTGAATTGTTCAATCAATTGTGCAAGTTTCTGATTTTGCTCTAATGTTCTCAGAGTAGAACCAGAAATTTCAGTGAAGAGTTTACCAGCACGGGATAGGTGTGCATTAACTCTATCAGTTTCTTTTCCAGACATAGTAGCAGTATTAGACAAGTCACGCAGCATAGCGTCCTGCTGCCATATTTTAGGTGTCTTCTTCAAAGCTTTCACGTTTACTCCATAGTTTGCTTTCATGCTTTCGAAGTCATCACCTGTGTATGTAGTGTGCCAGACTACGCCAATTTCTGCCTTTCTAATTTCTTCTGCATCCTTACTGCCCTTTTCGATAGCATAGACAATTGTATTAGGATGAAACGTGAGGTAATCCAATCCAGCGACCTTTTGGGATTTAAGATCAGATTTTGTAAAAAGTAAATCACCTTGAATAACTCCTTTAATGCCAATATTAGCAAAATGTTTTAGGGACAACTTTAGTTTGGCTGCCAAGTCACCAGAAGCATCTTCGTCAATATCTGCATCTGTCTTGTATACTTTAGGGTTCTTGTTAAAGATACCTTTCTTTGCTACAAAGAACTTTCCGTCTCTAGGGTCAGTTCCTGCAAAGATAGCAGGTGCGCCATCCCACTTTACACTAACATTACCTTTATCTACACCAGCCAGCATATCACGCAGAGAACGCAAAGCATTGATTGCATCCCGTGTACCATTTACACCACCATAGAGAACCTTGTCCTCAATATGGGTCATGTGTGTATTCTTCTGCTCAGTGATAAACTTTTTGAACGAAATCATGACTTCATTATTCTTTCTGCTGTAGCAAAGGCATTCTTTGCATGTGGATGTCTAGGATTAATAGTCACAGTATCACCTGCTGTAAGTTGCCCAAGGTCTACTGCTTTACCTAATCCATCTAATGCTTTATGCAGTGGGTCTTTAGCATCATACTGATTACCTTCATAACCCTTTTTACCACGAACTTCTGCCCAACGCAAGTCTCCAGAACGATTTACACGCAAAACATCATAACCTTTAGTTCTAACAAACTGAAGGTAAAATCCCTTTTTCTTTTGTTCTGTGAAAAAAGTCTTAAATGATTGCATCAGTTATCCCATGAGATTAAGTTTGTTTAGATATATTTATAATCATTCGAGTTTTAGAAATGGTCCTGCAAAGGATGCTTTTGATGCTGAATACAAATAAAGGTCTGTAATAACTTTATTTTTCTTTTCTTTAGATAATGACAGCATACGATCAACCAATAATACACCTAAGTATTTAGAATATCTCCATTGTTCATCAGCAGACTCCCATAGTTTAACAAACTCTTCTTGTGTATCAGGTAGGTTCCTTACCTTTATTCTTTTAGCAGCATCGTAGAAATCTCTGTAGTATCTAGTATCAGGGTTCTTTGCTAATCGGGCAGAATCTCTACTTTCTGGTAACTTATCCACACCATGAATACCTAAAATATAGTTGGTAGGTCCAAGAGATACTTTGCCTTGGTTAGCATATGTTCCTTTACCTTCACCCTGCCATCCTGTTAATGATCCAGAACCAAAACTTCTAAACTGTATTCTACCATTAGAATGTTCAAGGTATACATCCATACTGTCAAGGATAGAGTTTTTGTTAGTAGCAACTACTTGCTCTCCAAGATATTCGACTGTAACTTTATCATCATCTTTGATATTGTTATCTGTTGCCTTTACAGTGCCAGAAATCTTTTTCAAAGACACTCCAATAATGTCATGTGACTTGTAGTATTTTACCATTAAGGTATTGAGTTGCTGTAAAGTTTTTACCTTAACCAGTTCATTCTTAACAACATCTTTACCTGCTTGTGTAAACATATACATGTCAGCTGGCGACCATTTGTTAATGTTACCAAATGCTTTTTCATTACTATTAAGTCTTTTAAAAGTATTCTCAATCATATCAACTAAAGAAGAACCTCTATGGTATTCATACTTACCTTTCAAGGCGTACTTCTTATGTAAATAGTTTGCTCCAAGGATAGATGATTCATGCCAGTCTTTAGGCAGGTCCAACATCTTTTCAAACTTTTCAGTAACATTACAATACTTCATAGCGTCTTTGAACTGCTGCTTAGTAATCGGCGCATTTAATGGGATTTGCTTTTTAAAGACATAGCAAGCCAAAGAGGCATAAAGACATTGCGCAGATTCATTACGTTCTGTCTCAGCAGCACCTGCACCAGAACCTTTACCACCACCAAAGTCAGGAGACTTAAACAACTTACCCAAGTTGAGTTGCTTTCCTCCCTTTGCCGTCTTAAAAAGATTTTTGCCTCGGTACTGTGATTGGATTTTTGTGATACTTCCTGATTCAAATAGGTCTTGAATATTCTGGTCAAGGTAATTCAAAACAACTGCACTGCCAGAACCATCCAAAGAAAATTTTTCTTTATTTTTTATCTTAGATACAAGCACAGTCCATCTAGGAGTAGAACCTCCCGGTAGGTTTTTTTGTAAATCAGTAAAGGTTAATGTAGCCATTGTTCTCTCTCATTTGAACTTAAGTGTTTTATATGCTAGTGTTACTCTCATTTTATTTTTTACTGTCGGACCTAACCCCCTGTGCTTCCAATCACTAGGGAACAAAACAAATCTCCCTGATTTAAAAGGCACAGTTTCTTCAACATCTTCATTAGATGGATTGACATATTGAAAATCACCTATGTTACTAACATCACCAGTATTTACCATATACAAAAGAGTGTAATAATTAAGTGAGTCTATGTCTATATGCCACTCCCCATCTAATCCATATGTTTGTCCATTTAGATATACTCTACGTTCAGTTTGTTTTTTATCTTTACACATGCTTATAGAATGTTCGATGTGAGCTGACAGTAGGAAATCAGAGATAATCTTTTGTTGTAGCAGACTGTTAACTTTGTTGGAAATAAAGAATATTGTATTTTCCGCACCATCAACAAGCTCGTTAGATGTAGCACTATACTTCCATTTAGCATCATTTATAATAGATGCTTCGTTGTTTTCTATCTCTTCTTGGGTATAAACATCATCTATTATAATAATCTTTTTGTCCATATAAATTCTTTCGCAAAATAAACAGTATATATTGATATAATATTTATAGCATATAAAAAGAAGGGGAGTGCAAGACTCCCCCTAAGTCTACTTATTTTTAACTTAAAGGAGTTGCGCAGTCTACAAACCCAAGACCTTTTCAGCCTCACGTTTGTCTTTAGGTAAAGAACCACCACTGCGCAGATGGTCCACTACCTGTTCGAAATAAAATGCAGGGTCTTCATAACCTGCTTCATTTAATGCTTCTACAGCAGACTTGAAGAACAGCAGTGTTCCCATACCACTGTTATCGTTAGCAGCAGCACGGTAGGTGTTGCCTGATCGTTGATTGCTCATAGTTCATTCCAATATTTGTCAAAGATTATATAGGTGCAAACAGCGTTGATAAGAACTCCAAGTAGACCCATAAACACAAACAGAATAGGTGTCACCACAAAGATACTGAGTAGTGCTACAACAAAAAGTTGACTTCGGATACTCATAGTTCTACCTCACTATCAAAGTAGTGGTCCCAGAACAGCTTAGTTGCTGCTTCAAAGAGAGTATCATCACAGGCAATGTTTTCGACACTAACACCAAAATGCTTTGCACCAAACTCACCAATGCGATTAGTCAGGTCATCAGTCATAAATTTATAGTTATTCACAGCATTACTCCTACTACAAAAAATCCAAGTGCTACTGTCATACACAGTAGAAACATGGTCTTTGGAACCCAAGGGTTCTTGTCTTTATTTGATAACATTACACAACCTCCATTTCTGTGATACGGAACTTTTTTCCCCAATTCTTCATCATAGTTTCAACAGACATATCACCACAATCACCATTATCCAATGATGTAACAATATTATCAAAGTGTTCACACAGAAACTCTTCTGCTTCAGACAAAGTGGAAAGAGTTTTCAACTCAAGCCACTTTTTGTTGTGAGAAAGGTAGGTTTCAGCAACATATGCATTCATATTTCTTACTCCTGTGTAGACCAAAAATCATTCCACATTTCGTGGATAGTGTCAGTAATATACTGCACACCGACAAGATTGTCAAGGTCAAAATTCTTGGCAATGTCCATGCCTTGCTCAAGTGCTTCTGTGATATCATCACTCTCAGCAATTACATCTGCAACTTCATCCCAGACTTGCTCTTCCAAGTCCATCACATAGTCTTTCACTGCACCCATAATATAATCTCCTTTAAAGGTGTTTTCAAGGATTAGTTTCACGACCCAAATCTTCATGGGTCAGAAAAGGTCCGTCCATCTTTTCTTCAATGGTGTAGAAGATTTCATCATTACGACCAACAAGTCGCTGAACGTTCATGGCAACTTCTGCCATGTCTACACACATGATTCGCATGCCAATCTCTTTTTCATTCATGGCAGGAAGATTAACTGCGAACTGGAACTTTTTCTCGGTCATATCAAACTCTCTTTCATCAACTTACATATAGACTATAGACCTTACTGATGTGAATGTAAACAACAAAATGAACTTTTTTCACATCAGTAAGACAGTGTGACATTTATGTTACGCAGCACGCAACAAGGGGTGACTATTCTAGCCACCATCCTAGTGCTTCGATCCGCTTCGATGCTTCGTCCCAAGAGACGATTTCAGTATTGGGGTTATCAGCGATCCACTCAGGACCAGCTACCATCACCACGCAGAAGCGACCAGTCTCACCTTGGCAGACCATTCCAGCACCACGCACAGGCGCATCATAGTCGATCAGGTTCCAGTCACAACGGCGGGTGGTCATATCAATAGCAAAGTTCATATCTCATCTCTCTTTCATCAACTTACATACTTAATATAATAAAAAAGGAGGGCAATGTCAACCCTCCTTTTCATATTTTTTTCAACTATCGTTTCGAATTTTATATTTCTCTGCCCATGCCTCTTCAAAACCTATATCGTTTGCTTCATGGTTATGCCAGACTCGTTTAGTGTAACTGCGCACCATACCTTCAATGGTTTCATCTGACCAGTCATCAGGCATTAGATACCCTTTGACTGACCAGAATAAACGTGCAGCCTCTTTCCTATCCATTATACCAAGAGAGCAATTTCTTCTGCCCGGTTCTCTGCTGTTTCTAACCGTGGAATATTTTTAGAATGAAGGAAGACAGTGCCATCATCTTCTTCTGCAATTAATTCATAGGCAGAACCGTTCTTATATACACGAACAACTCCACCATTATCCTGAATCCAATATTCGGAGATTAAAATCTTACTCATTTAAACCACCCAATTTTTTCACCTTTGTCTTTCCTATCATTGTATTGTTCTTCATTATTAGGGTATCGCAATGCCCAAATCACTACAGCAGCCATAAAAGAACCAATACCAAGAACCAAGTACAAGTTTCCTGTAAAGTATCCAGTTACAGATAAGCTAAGTGTCATACTTGCAACCATACCAATTTTTGCAATACGAGGAAAGATTTGTCTTTCATACCAATTAGTTACATGCTTACCAAACATTGGATGATCTAGAATCCATTGCCTAAACCTTGGAGAACTTTGTGCAAAGAACCATGCTGCAATAATCATAAATGTTACAGTAGGAAGTCCGGGGATAATAACCCCGACAAATCCAATACCAACAAACAGAAATCCTAACAGCAAACTTAAATATTTAAACATCTGTCAATTCCTTATACCAAGGTTTCAGGAACGGCAAATGGTTCTTTAGAATCTCTGCACACTTTACAGCAATCTCACGATGCTCTTTTTGTGTGCCATTACCAGCACGAAGTTCACAATAGTGAATCCAAGAACGCACATTGCCTTTCATATACATGCGGGATTGCATATTACCTTCAGGTAAAACAGCACGGGCTTGCTCCTTGGCAATGCCTTTATCAAGTGCTTCCCGATAGATACGTTGGGAATGTGTTGTTAGAAACTTCTGCTGTGCATCCCACCATGCTTGTAGTCCAACATCATCAGTCTCTACAGAGTTTTGACGGTTCTTAGTATCCTGCAACCGTGCTTCACGCATATAGACTGCAAGGTCTTTAGTCGGGTCAGCATACCGTTGTGAAAACTCTTGAAATGAAAACGAACGGTGACGCAGAATTTGTCGTGCAATATCCCGTGTTGTATTAATTTCAAGAACCATATCAACCATTTCAAATGGAGACCAGTGCTTGTTATCAATCAAGTATTTCAATAGTTTACCACTATCAGGATTGTTTTGATTGTCTGGATTAGAAATTCTAGCACAGTATCCAATAATGTCTTCAGCAGACATTTTCTTACCTGTGCCGTCCTGATAGGCATTGACCAGTGAGGAAGTGATTGCTACAGGGAGTACGGTTTGGTTCATATCTTAAAGCCTTTAAATTTATCTTCTGCACCAGCAGGGGTTTTATCAAATACAGGAATGCCATCATCAACTAAAGTTTGGTCTGATGGTTCTACGTCATATAGTCGCATCTTTGATCTATCTATACCTACTACAAAACGTTTATTCTTGTTAGGGTCATTGTATCGGTTCTTCAACTGCTTTACCATAATCTGACCAGACTGATCAAGTTCTTCATTAGATACTAAAGCAAACATCAAGTCTGCTGTAGCAGGAAGACCAAATGATTCTGATGTATCTTCTAGACCGGGATCAGAGTTACCATAACCAGAACGGGTAGTCTGTGTAGCACTCAGAACAGGAACACCAAACTCTACAGCAAGACCACGAAGTTCTTCAGCAATAGCTTTGATGTAGGTATAGGAGTTGATTGCTCCACCCATAGACTTCATACGAGATGAGGAACAGATGTTCAGATAGTCAATAAAAATAATGTCAGGAATGAAAGAACGTTTTAGTTTCAACTCTTTAAGCAATGCTCTGAAGTGTCCAACGTGAGCAGAACCAGTAGGATATTCCTTGACAATCAGTTTACCTACAGTTTTCTTAGCAAGGTTATTCACCTTCTCAGTAAACATAGCCTTTGGCATTTTATCTAACTGATCAATAGGAATGTCCAGCAGGTTAGCATCAATACGTTCTGCAATACGTTCTTCTGCCATTTCCATAGTGATATACAGAACGTTCTTGCCTTGCAACAAAGCATTAGCACCGACATGACACATGAATAGGGACTTACCTACACCTGTGCCAGCTAGAGCAATGTTCAATGTCTTGTCAGGCAAACCACCCTTGGTAATCTTATTGAGTAGTTCAATATCAAACGGTAGTTTGTCTTCTACACGGGTATAGAACTCAAAACGGTCTTCTGCATTGTCAATATAATCGTGACCAATATTAGTATCAAATGCTACTCCTAATGCTTCAGAAAGAATATCAGGAATAGCATTCTTGGTCATAGTCTCACTTTTACCATCAAGGATATTAATAGCTTCCATGACAGCAATATGAACAGCACGGTCCTGACACCAGTTCTCTGTCTTCTCTAGTAGAAAGTCTTGGTCAATATCTACAGGAGAAAACACCTCTGGAAGCAGAGCAGAGACTTCAGTGAACATATCATCAGATACCTTCTCATTCTGTTCTAAGTCAATGCGGAATGCTTCCAGAGTAGGCAGTGTATTGTGCTTGTCCACAAATGCAGCAACCTGCTTGAAGATAACCTTAAGGGAACCTTCAAAGTAGTTGGGTTTCAGAAA